GGAAATGGTAATCAAATTGTTGGTTTTTATTTTTTAGAAGTTCCAGAAAATTCCATACAATTGGTATTGCATGATCCACGTCCAGGCAAAATTCAAATGGATCTGGATGAAGAAGATATTACACAAGTTACACATGGTTCTAAATTTGTAGTACTAAACCCAAAAGTAGGACAGCTAATTTTAACCCCAGCTTGGTTGGCTCACTCTACTACAGCAAATCAATCTGATGATTTGGTTAAGTTTGTTCATATTAATATTCAAGCACAGAGAGTAGCTAACAATCAATCATGTCAACGTCCTCAAGCTGAGGTGATATGAACAAATACTTTGTAACTTGGCCTGCTCAAACGGGATTTACAACAGCATTTGGATCAGCTAATGCAGCTTCAGCGATTGTTTGGAGTGGTAATCAATTTGTTGGTATTGGTGGAACAAGTAGTTGCGCAACTTCAACATAATAAAAATAAATATAGAAGCTACAATCATTTAATTTTTATACTGGTTATGTTATAATAAGTAGTATAAACAAAAGGTCATTATGCAAATATCTACTACTGATTCACAAGTTGAAATCATCGGAGAATCTAATTCTACTGATAAAGCAAAGCTTAACCAATTCATTTACTTCCCCACTGCCATTTACACGATGGAAAAGCCAGAATTTTTAGCTGATGTACGATCAGCAGCAATGACATCATTAAACAAGCGTAAAAAAGAAGTTCAACTTGATAAGATTTATCCCATGTATATGAGTGATAGTCTTCTTGACGATGCCAAAATGAAAGAATTTTTAGACTTTGTAGCCCATACAGGCTGGGAAATACTTGAACAGCAAGGATACAATATGAGCATTTTTAAAGTATTCTTTACTGAAGCATGGTGCCAAGAGCATCACACACATAGTAGTATGGATCAACATGTACATAACGGAGGTAATCAATTAGTGGGATTTTACTTTTTAGATACTCCGTCAGATACTAGCAAAATACTATTTCATGATCCACGACCTGGTAAAGTTCAGATTAATTTGCCAGAAACTAATCATTCTAATGCCACATTAGCTTCTGATATTATTAATTTTGATCCTAAACCTGGTTTATTAATATTCAGTAATGCGTGGTTGCCACACAGCTATACCAAGAATAGTTCCAATAAACCATTAAGATTTATTCACTTTAATCTATCAGTTCAACACGATCCAACTGCCAATCTTGCATCAGCATCGTCGCCAGCAGAGGTGATATGAACAAATATTCTATCAGATTCAATCAGTCAAGGGGGCAGCAGGGTCGTGGAAGTAATGAACATGTATGGCGTGTTTTTGAGAATGGCAAAGAATACCTACTTAAGAATTTTGTTCTAAATGTGCCCAGTGTAAGTGAAAAAGATTCTACATCTGAAAACTGGAATGTTACATGTACTGGTATTATGACCATTGATAGAGTTACATCTACTGCGATAATTAATCCAGCCGATAGCAACTGATACTTTGTAACTTACTGTGATGTTTGAAGTTGTGTTTGTATAATAGCTATCTTGTTACGAACAGCCTCAAAATTTACCGTACTCCAAAGACCTGGGTGTAATGGTTTAGGCCAAGTTCCTGAATCAATCCAAGCGTAACCTAGATGTTCGTCATTAAGTATAGGTTTAAATTCATCTGCTACAATACAAAAAAATGTATTGTAAACAAATCCATTATCAGCACTTGTGAATTTTTCCAAGGGCATTAGCTTGATATAATCAGGCATTGATCCTAATTCTTCTTCACATTCACGCACCATAGCAGCCATGATACTTTCGCCTGACTCTATTTTTCCACCTGCTAATCCCCATGAGTCAGGATGCTTAACATCATTTCTCAGTAGATATAGATAGCGATTAGTAGACTGACTATAAAACCAAATGCCAACAGCGTGTATAGTTTTTAAATTATAAGACTCCATTGTCCCCCCGGGTATTGGCCCTGGTAAGATTTAACCCAATTGTATCCTGTCCATTTATACTGAATTTCTGTTGTAATATTTGTGACATATTGTGTATTTACTGGACTTGATGTACTATCAAAAGTAATTACCCAGCGTGACCCATCATACTGTATAATATCATTGGGATATGCTACTAATATTTCACCAGACGTGCCTGCCCATGCTTGAGCGTAGCCATTATTACTACCTGTAGATTCAGTCAACAAATATCTTTGACCAATAGTAGCAGCTGGCAATCCTTCATCTGGCCCACTAACACGAGGGTTAATAACTGAGCTTACAGGAGGAATTGTGTTAGCAGGAATAGATTCTGGAATTACAGAAAATAGTAAAAATTGATCATTTGTTGGATCAAAACTTACATTTCCATATACTTGACTGCCATTTTCTTGAGTCAATGCTATGATACTAACGCCAGGGCGTAATACGCCATACATATTAACAACAGGAGTCCATAATACATTACTGGGTTCAACTGGGCTAGGCGGCGGTAACTGCATATTATTTTCATTAACAATAGCAGAACGAGCTAAAATTTGTAGTTTATTGCCAATTAATACTACTTGATACCCATAGGGTGTGATATACTGTCGTGTGCCTAATAGTAAGTCATTATCCGCGATAGAATTAACTAAATCACCTGATCCATCAAAAACAGAAGCAATAATTGTTTCAACAATACCCAACTTTTTGACCTTTGCGGGCAATGATAACCATATAGGTAACGAAAATTTAATAGTAGAAATATCAATAGGATCTTCTGTGCCCTGGGGAATACTTCTGCTTGACCAGCCTGTTGAAACCAATTCTACAATACTTAAACTAGACCAATCTAAGAAATTATCTGTACTTTGTATCTCAAGGCTTGGATTAAACAGTGGCAATATTTGTTCCATTAACTGCATTTTTTGATTGGTATTGCTAGTCCAAATATCTAAATTGATTGATAATTTATACGGCGCTGGCATATATCTCTCAACAGTAAATGCGTTACCCTGTGTAGTTTCATATGTGCCTGTTGTTTCGTCATATTCCCGTTGCCTAATTGATTTGTTATCAACATAGGTTGGATTCTGCATACGGGCGCGATCAAAATCTAATCCTGTGATGTGAAATGTCATTAATGGAGTAGATGGCATGTTACTTGCACTATTTTCCTGAAGAATAGTTTGAACTTGTCTTGTGCTGTCTCCATATCTCACAGGAACACGGTATAATGTATCACCCGTGTTCGGAGCACCTGCTTCGTTGCGTCCGAATTCTACCTGAAATCCAGAAAACATTCTTGCGAATTGTGTTAGGTAACGACGAACTTGCCCGTCGAAGAAGTATTGTTGCATTATCGCCCTTTAGGTCTTGGTTTAGGTGGTAAATTTCCACCTTGATTGCCGTTATCAGCTTCTGGCCTAAGCAATTCTGATAATGATTGTCTAGAAGGAATATTGCCTTGATCAGTTGTATTTACCGTATATGTATTATTAACAAACGAACTACGCTGAGTTCCATTTGTGGGACCCCAATCTAATGGAGTGCGAACATCTTCACTAATAGCTAACCAGTTTGCTCCGCTGAATCTGAACAACCGATTTGGATAGTAATCTAATCGTAAACAGTAATCACCCTTGCTTGGATTTAATGGAAAACTAACACCAGGAGTAACTGGCAAACCATTTGGAGCTAGATTATCACCTGTCAAATAGCCCATTGTCCAGCCAAAATCAACTGGAGTATTACCTTCATCTGACTGTGCTCCGTCTACTGTCGGAGATGTTTGATCAGCAAACAATCCTTCTCCGCTAGGCTGATTGCTAGGAGTAGTTGGTAATATATAAAACGATCCGTTATCGTATCCTGATTGTGGAACTTCTATGTTTGCCTGTATAACTAACGCATCATTGATAGCTAATTCTTTGTTTCTAGTTGAATTTACATCACCGATAGTTGTTGGCTTTTCAATTAATGCCCAATAGGTTGGATCATTAATATCAGTGCCAGGAGGTACATTTTTTGACGCTTCGTAATATTTTCCGCCATTATCTACTACCATTCCTTGTGGATAAAAGTTTCCATTATCCCAGATATTGTCTGGCATTAATGGTTGATTAATGATTTGTTGGTATTCTTGGGCATTAACCATAGGCGTAGCCTGTACACGCCATACATGTGGCAACCAAGTTTGACTAAATCCTTCTGCAGCAAAAGCTGCGTCTTGTATAACATAATATCTAGGCAATGCTCTTGTAATATTTTGATTTAATGGGTTATAATCTTTCAAATTAGGCAATTCTAAAACATCGCCAGTCATTAATTTACGACCAAAACTGTCAATCATGTCATTGTAGTGAAATGTAATGTACAGAGTATCGTTGTTTAAAAACAACCCAAATTGAGACAAGTTAAAGTTAATATCTTGCATCATGTACACGCCGCGCATGACATAAACGTTTGGATCGTAAGCACGATCACGATTTTCCAACAGCAGCAAATCTTCAATAAACAGTGGATTTGTTGAATTATACACTGGTAAAGTAGCATCTTTATTGCCTGGATTGTCGGTTGTGTCTACAATCGGTCCCATGTATTTGTGTACATACATATCAAGACCTCCAACAGTATATCGTTCAGAAATGATACGATCTAAGTACTGATAATCGTTGGTTCGATTAGGACGATAGAGGCTGAGTCTTGGCATAGTCAAGTATTTAGTTAGAATTGAATTGACAATTAATTAGAAAACTCATATAATTACTGTATGGATGAAATTTTAGAACGACTATCAACTGCGGAAAAACAACTTAACGGGGTTAAGAATAAGGTCGCGCTTCGTGATCTTCAGAAAATGATAAGGAATATTGACTCTGTTGTTAAAGAAATCAGCAAAGAATCAGTAGAATGTAGACGGCTTAAAAAAGATACTGTAAGATATAATGATTTGAAGACATCAGCAGTGACATTATTAGACAACTTAGATCATCACATAATTTTTGCGATGTTATTAAGTTGACATTTCTTAACTTATACTATATAATATAACTATGAAAAAACTATCAACTACAATCAAACGACTTGTCCCACGCGGTGAAGATGCCAAGTTTATTGGTTCAGAACCCGAGTGGCTTACTCAACCTGCTGATGATGTTCGTGTTGGAACGTTGGCTAAAGCATTCAATTGGTATAACTATTCCTATGGTCGCAAAGACGCCAAGGATCTGATTATTCAGTATTTTGAAGTTAATAAAAAAACTAAAGAATTAAAGCTGATGCGAGGCATTCCAGATAGTCGTGTAAAAACAACAACGGGCTGGATCTGTAGAATGTCAGTAA